GAAACCCAACAGTATTAGCTGACTTTGACAATGTAATTAGTCGTCTTGACAAGCAAGGGGCAATTGAAGAAAACGTGTTATTCGTTGATCGTCAGTTTGCTTTTGATATCGATGATATGTTAGCAGCACAAAACTCTTACGGAGCAGGTGGTACTTCATATGGTCTTTTTGACAATGACAAAGAGATGGCGTTAAATTTAGGATTTACAGGATTCCGTAGAGGTTATGATTTCTATAAGAGTGACTGGAAATACTTAAATGACCCAACAATGAGAGGTGGACTTCCAACAGGAGCAGGATCAGGACGTGTAAACGGACTACTTGTACCAGCTGGATCAACTAGTGTTTATGACCAAATACTTGGTAAAAATGCTAAACGTCCTTTCTTACATGTACGTTACAGAGCTTCTGAAACAGAAGATCGTCGTTACAAAACTTGGATTACTGGTTCAGCCGGTGGTGCAGCTACTAGTGATGTGGATAACATGCAAGTAAACTTCTTGTCAGAGAGAGCTGTTTGTACTTTAGGTGCTAACAACTTCTTTATCTTCCAAGAGTAATAGGGTAAATTAATAAGGGGGTTTAATCGCCCCCTTTTTTATTGTTATAAATTTTAAATCTAATCAAATGAAAACTACTTCAAAATATGTAGACAAGATCTACAAACTTACGCGCGAAACTGCGCCACTTTCCTTAATCTTAGCATCACGACACACTCAAAGATTTCCATTGTTATGGTTTGATGAAGAGACAGGAACTAATAAAGCTTTACGATATGCTAGAAATCAGAACTCTCCCTTTCAGGAGGAGCAAGATAATAATGCAATTCTAGAGCCTATTGTATTTGAAAACGGTTTCTTAACCGTACGAAAAGAAAATCAAGTACTACAAAAATTTTTAGACTTTCACCCTGGCAAAGGACGGGTATATGTGTTAGTAGATAAAGCAAAAGAAGCCGCTGAAATCGTACAAGAATTAAACGATGAGGTTGATGCTTTAATAGAAGCACGTCAGCTTACGGTTGAACAAGTAGAAAATGTAGGACGTGTATTGTTTCTAGTTGATGTTACTAAAATTACAACTTCTGAATTAAGAAGAGACATATTAGTATTCGCTAAGAATCAACCAAAAGATTTCTTGTTATTGTTACAAGATCCTATGCTTAAAATGAATGCAACTATTCAAAATTTCTTTGATAAAAACTTATTGCAAATGAGAAATAAGGATAAAGAGGTTTGGTTTAATACTCCTTCTAATAAAAAGAAGATGCTTAATGTACCTTATGGTGAAGAATCTACACACATGGTAGCATCATTTTTTGAGAATGATGAAGGTATAGAAGTGCTGAAACACTTGTCAGGCTTGATAAAGAATATGTAAATAGTGTGTTTTTAATTTTAGTATATTTGTGATGAGAATATTCTCATATAAAACATAAATTTTTTGAAAGATGACTAAATTTCTTTATGTATCAAACGCGCCAATTACAGGCCAATTGATCAGTGTAAATGGTATTAAAAACATTGGAACAGCTACTGCGACAGCAACTACTGTGACTGTCGATTATGTTGATGGAACTACAACTACAATAACTACTGCAGCTCAGGTTGCGCATGATGTTTATGATGCTATTAAAAATGCAGTTGAAAATTCTTTAACTACCTCTTGGACGAATCCCTATTATAATGTAGCGCTTCCAAAAGCAGTTACAAGTATTGTTAACGCATAATTATACTAACAACAGTTTATTTAAGGAGAGGTCAACACAAATTGACCTCTTTTTTTTTTGCTTATCTTTGTGTAAAAGAATAACAATGATAAATTCTGTACGAAATACAGTTTTGGCAATCCTTAATAAAAATAATTACGGGTATATTTCACCGCAAGATTTTAATTTGTTTGCTAAACAAGCGCAGCTAGATATATTCGATGATTATTTCTATCAATACAATCAATTAATAAATAAAGAAAATGCTCGCCTTTCGGGCACGGGGTATGCCAATATTACTAAAGGATACGAAGAGGTTATCGATATGTTTTCAGAAACAAAAACGCTAACTCAGAACTTATTAAATGAATATTTCTTACCATCTCTATCAACGACATCTGATGACTATTATTTAATAAATAAAGTTCTTTGTTTTAGTAACGGTGTATTACAAGGTGAAGCTGAAAAAGTAACTAATAGTAAAATAACTATGCTAAGAGGTTCGAATCTAACTTCACCAACATTAGTATTTCCCGCCTATTCTTTACAAGGAAACTTTATAACAATTTTCCCTACACAATTCAATGGATCTACCGATATACAGGCTCAATATATACGCTATCCTAAAGATCCAAACTGGACTTATATAGCAGTGGCTAATGGAGACCCTGCTTTTAATCAAAGTCAAGCTGACTTTCAGGATTTTGAATTATCACCAGATGATGAAACATCACTTGTATTTAAAATACTACAGTACGCTGGCATGTCAATTAGAGACATACAAGAGGCTCAGTTTGGAGCAGAGCAGGAGCAAATGGAAGAACAAAAAGAAAACTAATGGCATACTTATCTGAATATCAATACTACGAGAACGGAGGAACCTTACCTACTAATGCAAATTTGGGATCATATCAATATTTATCTTTAAGTAATATTGTAAATAACTTTATGTTAATGTATGCTGGAAATCATGCATTAATAAATAACGAAGAAAGATATAAGATTTTATTTCATACTAAAAGAGGTATACAAGAACTTAACTATGATGCCTTTAAAGAAATAAAAGCGTTAGAGTTAAAGGTATTTGATACTCTTACTTTTACTTTACCCTCTGACTACGTCAACTGGGTTAGAATATCTCTTTATAAAAATGGATATTTAAGACCTCTTACTGAAAATATACAAGTTAATTCTGCGACTTCATATTTACAAAGCGCCACAGGATCTTTAAGTTTTAATGTCAACGGAAGTTTAGTTACTACTACATCAAGCTTAGACAGTGAAAGAATTTCTGGAGCTCAAAATAGTATTTATTTAAATAAAAATAACGCTAGTAGTAGTGAGCCTATAAATGCAGATAATCCTGAAGGTTGGAGAGATTATAACATTGGAGCTAGATTTGGTTTAAATACTGAAACCGCTAATGCTAATCCTACTTTTAGAATTGACAAAAAAGCTGGAGTAATAAATTTTGATTCTACAATGGCTAATGAGCAGTGTGTTTTAGAATATATTTCAGACGGCATGGAAAATGGAAATGATTCTTTGGTGAGTGTAAATAAAATGTTTGAAGAATATCTTTACGCATATGTAAAATATGAAATATTAAACAATAAATTTGGAGTACAAGAGTACATAATAAATAGAGCAAGAAAAGATAAAAGTTCTTTATTAAAAAATGCAAAGATTAGAATAAGTGATATTCATCCTGGAAGACTTTTAATGAGCATGAGAGGACAAAACAAGTGGCTTAAATAGAATGGCAAATATTCAAAGAAATTTTATCGCAGGGAGAATGAATAAGTCTCTTGACGAAAGGCTTATACCGAATGGTGAATATGAGGATGCATTAAATGTAAGGCTAGGATCAACTGAAGGGTCTGAAATTGGTTCTGTAGAAAACTCAAAAGGTAATACAAAACTTACTTCTCTTCAATATGAAGAAACAGGATCTACTGAGGGATCTACTTTATTAAGTGCTCAAGCAAGATGCATTGGTTCGTTTGAAGATGGTAAAAATAATCGTATTTATTGGTTTGTTCATGATCCAGAGTTTACTGTAGGACCTACTGGTAAAATAGATCTTATTGTTTCTTTTAATCCAACTACACAAAATTTAATTTATCACGTTGTAAGTATTAATGATGGATTTTCTTCTAATACAACTTTAAATTTTAATCCTAAATTTTTAATAAATGGGATTGACCTAGTGGATAATTTATTGTTTTTTACAGATAATGTAAATCCACCTAGAGTTATAAACGTTACAACAAATTATTCAAATCCTGTTTTTAATAATGATGTTATTACAGCAGAGCAATTGATGGTAATAAAAAAACCACCTGTAGAATCTCCTGTACTTAATTTATTGTCTCAATCTAATTCTTTACAAGATGATTTTTTAGAAACAAGATTTATTTGTTTTGCTTATAGATATAGATATTCTGATGGTGAGTTTTCAGCAACATCTCAATGGAGTCGTCCTGCTTTTGCCCCAGGGTTTTTTAATTATAATTTTACTGATAATTTAAATCAAGGAATGCTAAACACGATTACTTCGATAGGTATTCAGTTTGATTCCGGAAGTTCCTTAGTAACTGGCATACAACTTCTTTATAAAGAAAGTACTGATAGTACTATAAAAATAATAGATACTTTTAATAAGTCTATTCAAGGATATGCAGATAACACTAAATATTCTTTTTCTTTTAATAGCAGTAAAATATTTACAATTCTTCCACCTACAGAACTATTAAGGCTTTACGATAATGTTCCATTACTTGCTCAAGCTCAAACAGTTATGAGCAATAGGTTGGTTTATGGTAACTATATTGAGGGTTATGATTTAAAAGATGTTTTTAACGTGCCTATTCAACTTAATTATGTTACAGGGTTAATTCAAGGGGAAATAAAACAAACCGCTTTAACTTCTACAACTGAATCTGGAAATTATACTTTTGGAAGTACTCAAACAATTCCTAACTCAGTAGCAGTTATTGATTTTAGCTTAATAGATCCCCTTACAGAATTAATAGCAGGATCTTCTATAAATATTAATTTTACATTTGAGCATTATAGTTTTGATCCAACTGCAGGAGAACCTACTACTATTACAAATAACATAAATATTAATTTTGTTTTTGATTTACCAGGAAATTACAATTCTGTTTATGACATGGTTTTTTCTAATGATTTTAAACAAGCAATAGGAACAGTAGCAAATATAAAACCTGTTTACGCTGCTTCTGGAGAAACATCCTGTGATGGATTTACTTTAACTGATAATATAAATTGTTTAATTTCAACAACTCTTGATTTACCATCAACGGGCACGGTAACAAAGTTTCAAAGCGGAATAACAGCTGCTAATCAGCCCATAAAAATTATTGATAATGATCCAGGAGTAAATAAATTAAAGCTTCAAATGCCCGCAATGAGGTTTGTTGCTGATCCTACCGCACCTGTTTCTGGATATTATGAGTATTATAAAGTAATATCAGTAGAATCAGTGTATACTAGCAATGGCAATCCATCAAGCTTGCACAGTAACAGGGGCTATGAAATAGGAATAGTTTATATGGATGAATTTTTAAGATCATCCACTGCTTTAGTTAGTCCTACAAACACAATTCAAATTCCATGTTCTGCTTCTGTTAATCAAAATAAAATAGAGGTTACTATACCCGCTGTTCAAAGAGCTCCTTACTGGGCTAATCGTTATAAGTTTGTTATAAAACCAACTAAGTCAACTTATGAAACTATATATTCAGAACAATATTTTAAAGATCCAAGATCTAATAGTTATTTCTTTTTATTAGAAGGAGAAAATGCAGCAAAAATTGAATCTGGTCAAAGGCTTATCGTTAAAAGAGACACATCTGGTCCACTTACTCAATGTGTTGAAGTAGTTGTTATTGATAAAAAAGTTCAAACTAAAGATTTTTTAGAAATAATAAATCCTCTTGGTCCACCTTTGTCAAATCCAATACCCGTAGGATATTATATTAATGTGCCAGCTGGACCTTATATGGAAATAATACCTAACGGAATTAACATTAATAAGAACGATGGATTAGGAGGAGATTCAATATCCTATCCATCAAATACAATTTCTTATCCGGGCAATAAACATCCCGAAGGTTTTGCTATAGGTCAATTTAGAGTTAATATTGAAAACCCTGACACAACTGCCGCTGCTAATGCAGCATATTTAGACTACTCTATTCCTCAAGGAAGCGTTATAACCATATCCATAAATCAAACTATGCTGGGGGCTAAAGGCCTTATTTCCTCACAGGAAAGAAACAATTTGTATGAGTCTCCACCGTTAATTGCATCGACAAATTACTCTAATTTTAAATCTTGGTTTGATGGTGATAACATTGGTGAATTAATCACACGAGACAGTACGTCTGATCAAACAGGTTCAGCACCTACTAATACATATCTTTCAACTGAATTACTTGTTGGTGGTACTAGTGGAGTAGTTCCTTTGTCTAGAATCACAAAAGGTAATGCTAGTAATTCTATAATTCCTCTTTCTGATAAGGTACTTACTTATCAATTTTACAGAAGTGATCCCGCAAATAATGGAGATAATTCTTTGTGGTTTTTAGCAACAGGTTTTCAAAGTCAAAACGCTTTTACAAGCAGCAGCTCTGTAGTGTCTATTAATATTACTGTTCAAAGAGCTAATGAAGGTGGTTTAGTGGTTTTTGAAACTATTCCATCAGATGCTTTGTCTGATGTTTGGTATGAAAATGAAGAGTCATTTGAAGTTAATGACATTGGGGAGCATGAGGGTTCATTAGGATGGCAAAATATTAGTACCAACACTTCGGCGATAGTTAAAACAAGTTTTTTTGATTGCTTTTCTTTTTCAAATGGAGTAGAAAGCTATACTATAAGAGATTCAATAAAAGGGGAAGCATTTGCTTTAGGTAATAGAGTAACAACAACTTCAGAGCAAGAATATAAAGAATCACATAGATTTGCAGACCTTACTTACAGTGGCATATTTAATGATGAATCTAATGTAAATAGATTGAATGAGTTTAACTTAGGACTTTTAAACTTTAAACCACTTGAAGATTCTTTTGGATCAATACAAAAGTTATACGCTAGACAAACAGACATACTCACGCTTCAAGAAGATAAGATTTCTTATGTACTAGCGGGAAAAGATTTACTATCAGATGCAGGAGGAACAGGAGCATTAACATCTGTGCCTACTGTACTGGGTCAGCAAATAGCTAGACTAGAAGAGTTTGGTATAAGCAGAAACCCTGAAAGCTTTGCAGTTTTTGGAGCAGATAAATTTTTTACAGATGAGCAGCGAGGAGTTGTTATTCAATTAAAGGGTGGTGCTTACAACAATGAATCTCTTGCTGTTATATCTGAAACAGGAATGCGCGGATGGTTTAGAGATTTGTTCCATGATAATTTTGATTCACAAAAATTAGGCGGTTTTGATCCTTACATGAATGAATATGTTTTATCTGCTAATAGCATTAAACTTCCATTTGCTGGGAATTGTGATGTTTGCGGAAGTACAAGAAACGTAAGTATAGAACAAGGAAAAGTATTTTCTTATTGTGTAGATGTTACTCAAGAAGTGGGAACTGTAGAAATAGAGTATGTTATTCCTTCTGGAGGAAACGACAATATTATAACTCAAGACAACACTCCTAATGTGGGTGGAGGTCTAGTCAAGATGATCACAGAAACTGGATCAAATGATCCATTAGGAAATGACATTGTTATTGAAGATTCTACTAATAATAACACATATACTATTTCTGCGTTTTATAATGGAATTAAAACTACAGTAACAACAAATGTAAATGGAATTTTAATAGTAGATAAAAATTCTGTATATGCAGATAATTTAACTGTAATTGTTTCTTCAAATAGTATTACGTCAGACACTTTAGAAATCACAGTAGGGTGTCCAGTAGCAGATAATATAACTATATTTAATGTTACCATTACAAGTAACTCTGATAGAGATAAATTAATTCATAATCAATATAGATGGGACGATTTACCTTTTAGATCTGCACCTCAAGGTAATCAAGTTAGGTTTAAGTCAGGACTTCAAAATCCATTACAATCTCAATTTATTGAATTAGAAGCTCCACAAGGAGCAAACCTCATTCCTGGGAATGGATCAACAGTTTCTATTATTAGTCATAAAATTCCTGGAGAAGATAATTACGATTTTCAGCCTAATACAAATAATTTTAGATATTTAAGAACATCTACTTTTTATGGAAAATCAACAACGGAACTTAATGCTCTCCTAGCCGCTTCTACTATAGCTAGACCAATGAGTATAACTCAAGCTCCTGCAATATATTCGGCAGATTTCGTAATGCCAACAGGAGGCGCTAATGATTATCTTTATTTAATATGGGATTATAGAAATTCTACTCGGATACAATTGTGTTTTTCTAATGTAAGCGCAAATAACGCGTGTTGTGTTGGCTGTAATGTTGATATAAACCCTGACACGACCACTGTTATACCTGGTAAGATATTATGTAAAACACACACATTGACTTCGCCTTCAGAGTGTATTACTTATTCTTTAAGAAATGACGATAGTGGAGGTGCGAGTACTAATGTAGACTATACTAAATGTATTCAAGGAACACCTGGAGTTGTAAGAAATTTATTTCCAGATTTACTCCCGTCACAAGAGCCTGAAGTATGTTCCTCTACAGTTCCAGTTTTTGATAATGGAAACGGAACTCCTCAAGCAGGAGCAGCATGCGGAGGTTCTTCTAATACTTTTAATTGGTTGTCTTGCGATGGTGTAACTGAAAATACCGAAACAGTTCAAGCAGGAAAAAATAGTGTAGTTTGCAGTCAAAGTATACCTATAAGAACATTAGGAACTAGCGGAACAATAGTTGGAGGAGCGGTATGCTCAGAATATTACTATAAAGCAAATAATTGTAATGAATCATCAGATATAGCTACAGTATTTTTGTCTGCAAATAAAATCTTAGGACTTTATAATATAGGAAACGTGGTTTATTATGATGAAATAAATTTAAGCGGTTCTAATATTAGTACAAGAAAATGCGCAACAATAACAGAAAGAAATATTGGAAATGGAGCCAATGGAGAAATATTAGGAATATCTATAGGATGTCAAGACACAACTTACTGTCCATCTCTTTTAGACAATACTCCGGTTTGGATGTTTGATTTAAATGAAAATCAAGGATCATCTACAGCTCCTACTCCTAACAGTGCACGTTGTGTCATTCCAGTGTTTACTAGCATAAGAATAATAGCTGATTTATTTGATGTTAATACTTTATTTTATGTTAATAGGGCATTAAATACGCCTTTTAATGGAAATAATAAGTTTTTCGCTTTTCGACAACCCCCTCCTGCTCCTGCACCGCCGTTTGCAGAACAAGGTTTTCCGCAAGGATGGATTCAGATAGATAACAATGGAAGAGTATTGGCATATCAAAATTTTTAAAATATAAGTAACTTTACATTATGGCTACAGCTAATGAGTATTATATTGACACTTTAGATTTTTCAACTGCAACAGCAGTTTATACTGATGAAGCACTTACTACGTGCGCTGATAATGGGTTTTATCAAATGGGTGGTGTAAATTCAAGAAAGCAAGTTGATTGTGTTAATGGTGTTG